AGATGAATGGGCTAACTTTATTGAAGAAAATGGTTCAGGTGGTGATACTTCTGCATATAGAGATTATGAAGCAATGAGCGAAAAAACAAAAGGTATACCTAAAGGACCACAATCAGAAACACATAGGTTAAATAATTCTTTAGGGCATATTGGACAAACACCTTGGAATAAAGGTAAAAAAACTGGCCCTGTTAGTGAAGAGACTAAAAAGAAACATACATTATCTAGAACAGGTAAAAAACGTGAAAAATATACTTTGAAAAAACCGCCTAATGGGTTTGGACATCTTCAAGGTAAAAAAGCTTGTTGTTTATGTTGTCAAAGAGAATTTGATCTTGGTAATTTAGCTAAACATTTAAGGAAAAAGGAAAATGAATCTACCATTTAATTTTGAAGTTGTGACAGAGATAGGAGATGACGATGATGAATATGTTTATGTTCTTGGGGAAGAATTTGATTCTGAAGATGATGCAGAGATTAGCCTGTGTACTTTAAGTGCCATAAACTGGGGTAAGATCCGTGAATTATCTGACTTTGAACGCCCTTGCACTCTTGCAGTTCGTGCTTTAGATGAGCTTCTTGATTACCAAGAGTATCCAGTCCTTGCGGCTAGAAACTCCACGATGGCTAGACGGCCTCTTGGTATTGGTATTATTAACTTCGCTTATTGGCTTGCTCGTAATGATTTAACCTATCAAAATATTACAGAAGAAGGTTTATCTAAAATTCATCAATGGACTGAAGCTTGGTCTTATTTCTTGATTAGAGCATCTGTTGATCTTGCCAAAGAAAAGGGAGCATGTCCAAAGTCAAATGAAACAAAATATGGTCAAGGTATATTTCCAATTGATACTTACAAAAAAGAAGTTGATGAACTTACAGGTTCTTCTGAATTACAGTTAAATTGGGATGAACTTAGAAAGGATGCACTTGAATATGGCATTCGTAATTCTACTCTAATGGCTCTTATGCCATCTGAAACTTCTGCACAGATTGGTAATGCAACCAATGGTATCGAACCACCACGTTCACTTGTTTCAATTAAACAGAGTAAAGATGGTGTTCTTAAACAAGTTGTTCCAGATATTAAAAAACTAAAGAAAAAATATGATCTTTTATGGGATCAAAAATCTCCTGAAGGTTATTTAAAAATCTGTGCAGTTCTGCAGAAATTTATTGATCAAGGTATTTCAGTTAATACATCATATAATCCAAAATTCTATGAAGAAGAACAAATTCCGTTGAGTACTATGCTTCAGCATCTTTTAATGTTTTATAAGTATGGTGGAAAACAGCTTTATTATTTTAATACAAATGATGGTGCTGGTGAAATTGATGTTTCTCAATTAGCTTTAGGTGAAATTGATGATGAAAATTGTGTCGCTTGCACCATTTGAGGTAAAATGTATAAAAAAATAGACTTGACATTTGAAGAAGTATGGATTAAGATGGATCGGTATAGAGAACTATTACTGGTTCATCTTGCATCTGATATGACTCCACATTTACTTGATAATAATACAAAAAAATTGTATTCTATTCCAGAAGAAATGTTGATTAAAATTAAAGATCGTTATAGGAAAAAATATGAGCGAATTACCTACGTCAGAGAAGATGATTGAAGATTGGATTTACATTTATCAATTCTGTAAAGATAATGGTTATTCAGTAGACGATCATTTTGGTTTATGGCGTGGTGTGGTTGAAGGTTGGTGGGATTGGGTTGATACTAAACGTTGGGAACCAATCCCACACCCTAAAATTGTTTTAGTCAATGATGATTGTATTAAAACAAAAACTATGGCACATGTTCTTGCTCATTGTGAAATATTTCCATCCATTTCTGAAGCTAAAAAAAATGGTTGGAATAAGCCAATAACATTAGGTGAGCATTGGTTTTTTAAGAAAACCAAAAGAGTTATAATTATTAAAACAGAGGATAATGATGTCAGTATTTGATGCAAATGATAAAAAAGATTTTTTAAGTAAGAAACTTTGGTTTGATGAACCAGTTACTATTGCTCGTTATGATAAACAAAAGTATCCATTTCTCGAAAAGCTAACTAATCAACAGCTCGGCTTTTTCTGGCGTCCAGAAGAAGTTGACGTGTTTCGAGATTCAAAAGATTTTAAAACACTTACAACCCACGAACAACATATTTTTACGTCAAATCTTAAGCGCCAAATTCTTCTTGATAGCGTTCAAGGCCGGGCACCAACAATGGCATTTGGTACCATTTGTTCTTTGCCTGAACTTGAAAATTGGATTTTGACTTGGGCATTTTCTGAATCAATTCATTCTCGTTCATATACACATATTATTCGAAATGTATACTCTAACCCATCAACAATTTTTGATGGAATGCTAGATATTGAAGAGATTGTAAATTGCGCTGATGATATTAGTAAGAATTATGATGATTTGATTAAGTATAATGGTATTGTTCAAGAAAACAGATACGGAGAGTTGTATAGATTTTCTGGAGAACTTTGGGATAGACCTATTACAGAATACGAACATAAGAAACTTCTTTGGAAAACTCTTATGTCAGTTAATATCCTTGAAGGTGTTCGTTTCTACGTTTCATTTGCTTGTTCATGGGCATTTGCAGAACTTAAAAAGATGGAAGGTAACGCCAAAATTATCAAGCTGATCTGTAGAGATGAAAACCTACACCTTGCTGGCACTCAACAGCTCCTAAAGGTTATGCCCCTTGACGATCCTGATTTTGCTAAGATTCGTGAAGAAACAAAGGATGAATGTATCAAGATGTTTGTTGATGCAGTCAATCAAGAAAAAGCATGGGCACATTATCTATTCAAAGATGGCTCTATGATTGGATTGAATGAAGCTGTGTTGTCACAATATGTGGATTGGATTGCCAATAAGCGTATGACTGCTGTTGGTCTTCCTAGCCCATATAAAACAAGTTCTAATCCTCTTCCTTGGACTCAAAATTGGATTTCTGGTGCTGATGTTCAAGTGGCTCCACAGGAAACAGAACTAACCTCTTATATCGGTGGCGGGGTTAAAAAAGATGCCACTGTTGATTCATTTAAAGGATTTTCGTTATGATAAAGTTTAAAGATATGGTTCCATTAGCTATTGTTAAATGGACTTTTAAATATTATAGTTATAAACTACTTTGGTGGCGTACTTCACTAGACCAAAAAGAATTATATAATGGTGATTATAGACGATTTGTCTATCACCAACTTATAGTTGAAGGTTATATTAGGCGTATGGAATTTATAACTGAATCTAAACGTAAAGAAGAAGAGAAGCGCCTTCTTGCTATGGAAAATAAAACTACATTTTCTATCGAACAAATTAACAAAGCGTTAGATAATTTAAACACAAAGGAAGATAATGATGACAAACCGTTTATTCAAGTCGATGCTTATAGTGCCTTACATAACAATGACGATGGTCCTGCCGCTAATGGCGGCGGAACTTCCACAAGTTCCTGATGCAAAATTAACTCCAGGGGCAGTTAATCCGGCTGCAACTAAAGAAATGATTTGTACACCTAATTATACTGCACAAAAAGGTGTTCGTAATGTTCCTGAATCTGTTAAGAAACAGGTTTTTTCAGAATACAATGTTGACCCAAAGTCGGATAAGTTTGAAGTAGATCATTTAATTTCACTTGAACTTGGTGGATCAAATGATATTAAAAACCTTTGGCCTGAAAGCTATACCACAACCCCGTATAACGCTCATACCAAAGATGCATTAGAAAATAAACTTCATAGAATGATTTGTTCTGGTCAAATTGATATGAAAGAAGCACAAACCGAAATTGCTACTGATTGGATTGGAGCATATAAGAAATACGTATTAGGAGGTAAGTAATGGATTTTGAGTGTAAAGCTTGTGGCGTAGAATGTGAAATTATTCATTCTGAAGATGATAAGCCAGAATTTTGCCCGTTTTGTGGAACTCTGCACGAAGATGAAGATGAAGAGCTAGAAGAACTCGATTTCGAAGATTAAGATAAATATGGGCGAAGGAGAATTTCGCCCATGTCTTATGAAAATGTTTGGACCTTTTATGGTCTCCCCTATGAAGAAGTATTTGACAATCATATTGGTTTCGTGTATATTATAACCAATGTCCTTACTGGCAGAAAATATATCGGTAAGAAAAATTTCTTTTTTTCTAAAACTAAAATAGTCAAAGGAAAAAAGAAAAAAATAAAGGTTGACTCAGATTGGAAAGTGTATTACTCTTCATCTGAAGAACTCAAAACCGATGTTGAAAAATACGGCAAAAAGAATTTTAAAAGAGAAATAATTAAATTATGTCAAACAAAGGGCGAAATGAGTTATTTTGAAGCTAAAATTCAATTTGAAAATGATGTTCTTTTATATCCAAATATATGGTATAATTCATGGATTTCTTGTAGAATCCGAGGCGCACATTTAAAAAAATTGATAACTAACTATTATCGAAATTCTGTTTAAAACACTTAAAATTAATCACCGAAATCACTTTTTTCATCAAAAAATAAGCTTGTTAAACCTAGTATAGATTAAATGTCAAGTTTGGAT